ACGTTTCCGGTCGAGAAGTTCGACGCAGTTCCGGCAAGGTCGGGTGCTTCGTACACCGGGCTACCGAGCAAGGTAGATGGTTTACCCGCTTGGAAGTTTGGCTCCCAAATGTAGTTCCAAGTACCCGAAGCGATAGTCAGACGGCGGACTTTAGCCATAGTCGTGCGGTTCATCATCCAAGATGCGTTACGTTGGTAATCGCTCTTGATGCTGGACTGCATGATGACCAAAGCATCGGAGGTCAAGGCAGCGGGGGCGGAAGCGTAAGAACTTACGTTGCCCACAAGACCTTTCGGCTTGTTGATACCGTCACCCGAAATGAAGGCCGCGCCCAACGAACGGTCGAACTGCTCGCGGATGGAGGACAGGATTTCCGATTCGAGGTTGTAGGCGGCATCATTTTCCTGCTCAATCGTCCAAGCCACACGGGCGGCGAGTTTGTGAGCGGGGATGTCAACATATCCGAAGGTGTCTTTGACCTTCGTGGTAGCGGAATCTTCCGTCACCCACGATGCGGTCAGCGAAGCGTTGCGAAGCGCTTGTTTGAACGAAGGGGCGGCGGTGTTGACCACGTTTGCGACTTGCAGAACGGGGCTGATTTCAACTACTTGCTTGTTGATGTCGGACGACATTTCGGCTGGCATGAGAAGTGCGCCTGCGGCGGTCACGTCAAAGCGTACCAAGTTGTCGGATTTGCCCGAAAGCGAGGAGGTCACTTTTGCGTCTTTCATCTCTTGAAGGACGGCGGTAGTGCCACCTTTAGCAAACAGACGTGCGGCCTTCATAAAGTCTTTCGTTTCAGCGCGCTCATCACCCGTAGGTACGGATGGTTGAGCCTTCTTAACGTCAAACTCCAGTTGGTCGAACTTCGCTTGCCATTTCGCTTCGGCTTCTGCATTACCCGTCTCGATGGCTGATTTCAGTCCATCAATCGAGGAACGCAGGGAATCAATGATTTTGATGTCCATAGCGGTTTTCAATGGTTTTGAGTGTTGTGGTGAGTTCATCAAGAAGTGCTTGCGCGCCTTCATCGACCTGATTGCCTTCCGGCGCATCAGTATGTCCTTTGGGGACAATCTTTTCCGCTTGCTTGCGGAGTTTCTGCGCTTTCGCAGACATAATCTGTGCTTCCGTGTTCATCGGGAAAGGAGTGATGGACACTTCATGCAGGGCGAGTTCTTTGAGTCGCATCGTGCCGTTATCGCCCTTCATGGCTTTGATTGTGTTATAACCGATGGAAAGACCAATCTTCGCACCACGGTCGAGCATGAATTTAATCTTCCGATAAGCCGAAGCGACTTCGGGTACGTCAAGGGGCATTTCGCCTCTGATTTTCAATCCCTCATCGGAATCTTCCAAGAATCCAACTCCGGCCAATGCTCCGGTTGTGTAATTGTGGTCTAACAGAAGGGGGATGATTCCGTTCTTGTGTTTAAGGGTCTGCGTGAACGCACCCTTCTCTACCACATCACCACCGAGGTCAACATTCCCGTAGGTTGAGGCGTAGCCCTCGATGATTCCGACATTCTCATTCTCGGAGAAGTCAATCTGCTTGAACTTCGCCATGATTTTACCCGATTTGGTATCTTCCTCCTCCTCATCGACAATATCCTCAACCAACTCGGACGAAGGTTCGGCTTCTTCCATTTCCGGTTCGTTGTTCTCAATCCCTAAAAGATATTGGTCGTAGTCATGCACCTCCCCGTCAATCGGGATGTTTAATACCGTATCGGTAGGCACGAACTCATCTTCGGCTTGGGCGTACTGTCGGATGGAATAAAACCCACCTTCCTCATCAGTAGCTTCAATCTTGCCAATCCCCTCCATGTCGTCAATCTCGTAGTGAACCATGTTCCCCACGGACATCGACTTTCTATTGGGATTGTGCCCCCAATTCATCAGGGAAATATCTCGTTTAGAGGGACAGCCTTCTTTGACGGGTTCGCCTTGCTCATTCCCCTTCATGCGGGAAATGAAGGAAACTACTCGACCCGCCATTTCAAACTCATCCGCACCCCACTCTGATTTAGGGGTTTCAAGGAGTTTGATGACACGGTTTCTAACAACGGAAGGCCCGTCACCACCATCATCGGTCTGTGATGCGAGTCCGGCACACTCCGTATCCCCCCATCGTTTGATTTGGGATGCGCTCATGTTGACGGCTTGCTGGAAGTCGGAATAGCGTTCGTTCATTTCCGCTTCCGCTTTGGCAAGCAATTCTTGGAGTTCGTCAAACTGTTTCATACTCATTTGGCTGTGTCCGAGTCGGGCGGACGGGTGATTCGTGAATCGGTTGCGTCTGGTAGCTTTCTTAGAATGTCCCCACCGTCTTTTGCGGTGTAGTTCAATTCCTCACGGGCTTCATTCGGGGTAAGGATACCCGCCATGACCGCTTTGGTAAGTCTTTCAACTGCGAAGCCCCTATCCTCTTGAATGGACTCAATCTTGTCCACGTCCAAACAGATTTTAGGACTGTCACGGTAGAAGTGTGCGACCTTCTTCGTAATCGCACCGTAAATCTTGCGAGCAAGGGGGATGGAGGCTTCCATGTAAAGGGCTTTGCGCGCCTCGCGATAGTTTGAGTACGTTTTGTTCCCCGCATCGTTCATCAACTCAGAGGAAACACCAAACGCCATGAAAATCATCCGCATGGACATTTCAACGGCTTTAGACCACTCAGCGTCATGGGCGTTGTCATTCAACTTGACGAGTTCAAGGTTCTCGGATACCACTTTCAATCTATGTGATTGATTCGCACCGGACTGCGCCTCCCACCCGTCTCTTACCCTCTGCGCTTCCTCTTTGGTCATCCCTGCGCCTTTGGCGATGATAGGGGGATACCCACCTGAAAGGGCCACGTTCTTGTTCCAAGTGATAGCGGCGTTGTTGAGGTCAACCAACTCGGAAAGAGCCACACCGGGGGCCATGCCGTTGAAGTAGTCTCTCAAAGAGGGTTTGTTGATGTAGATAATCTCATCAAGCATGAAGTCAATCACCGTCTTATCGGTGTATCTGTACCCCCTTACGGGCATGAACACGTCACCCATGATTGGGTTGATGTTCTGCGAGGGGAGACAGATAAGACCTAATGGACGGGTTCTGCCTTCCGCAAAGACAATCTGAGCGTAGGACTCACCTGTGACCACAAGGTACAGGGTCATTCTCTCGATGAACTCAGTACGGGACATATCCCGTTCCAAAAGAGAAAGGATGGGGTGTTGGTCGGTCTGAATCGTCTGCCCGTTCTTCTTCGCATCCACATAGACGGGAATATCGGCAACTGTCTGAGCGATGATGTTAGCCGCGGCGTAGAAGGGTGCGTTCCTCTCATAGCCCTGCTCGATGAGTTTCTTCTTATCCCATCTATTGTACTGCTCCCACCCCTGCCCCCATACAATAGCATTCCATACTCTCGATGGGATGGATTTCTTCTTAAATGCGTCAAATATGCTCATACGATGAAGTATCCTCCCCGATTACCGGGGTAAAGTTGGGAGTAATAATGCCACAAGGCATAACGGGCGGTGTCACATTCGTGGGACTTGATTCCGGTAGGCTTGTAATCGTTCGACTTGTCCACCTCTCCGAACTTATCCGAACGGGCGGCTTGAAGGGACATATAGACGTTCCTCTCGGATTCGTTGAAGTCCACAAGTTCATTCCGGAACGCCCAATTACAGCATTGGATTGTATCCTTCACAGACGGGTTGGAAGATGGGACGATGAACCGCATCCTGTCTCCAAAGGTCTTGTTGAACGCTTCCCGAACGGTTTTCCACATGGAATCCGTGGTAGCGGCTGTCCGAGACTGCCCCGAAGCGTCACCATGTAGGTAAATCATTCCCTTGTGGTTGGAAAGCGACTGCGCTAATGTAACCGCATCCTCATACACGGTAGAGCCTTTCATCTGCCATGACTGGACACAAGCCACCCTAAGCATCCCGTCCTCTCTAAATCCAATCTTCTGCCATGCGGAGACGGCACGGTATTCCACGTTGAAGTCCCACGAAAGGAGAAGGTCGTCATCACGGTTTATACCGAGGTCGGGCTTTCTCATCTGAGGTTCTACGGCGAACAACCCCAAACCGGAAAGGGATACTCGTTTACCCGAAAGGAATCTTTCGAGTTGCGCTCCGGCATAGGTAGCACGAAGCATCTTCTCGTAGCGGTCGGCGAACTCTCTGTCAGGGTTGTCTTTTAGTCCGAGTTCATACAACTTGAAGGGATATGCTTCCAAGAAACCGTACATGAACGCATCCGGCTCATCGGGCATCGAGGTGATGCGCTTTAACGCCTTGCCTTTTCTGATACGGGAAACGAACGTCTCCAATGCTTTTGGCTCGTAGAACGAAGCCTCATCCGCCCAACCCCAATGATAGGCTACGGACTCAATCTTCTCGATAGCCGTAATCTCCGCAGACCGTAGGTGGATGATGCAATCAAACACCTTGAGAATCATGGTCTGCTGGTTGAACGAATAGGGCCAACCCAACTCTTTCAGCTTGGACTCAATCTCTTGGACGTAAATGTCACGGGTCTGCTGTAACGTGTTCAGCATCACAAGACCTTGTGAATTTGGTTGTTCGACAATCTGATTGAGAACGAACAATGAACCGGCCCAAGTTTTTCCGACCCCCTTGCCTGCAATAATAGCAATTGCTTCTTCGTCCGAATTGATAAATTCGTCTTGGAAGTCGGCAAGGGTATATTCAACCGTTTGGTTCAAGCGAGAGCGATGATGTTGCTTGCGGTCGTATTGGTGTTGTTCACTCTAACGCAAGACACGTCCAGTCGGTAACCGGAGGGGACGTTGCGGAAGATGACCGAAGTACCGTCATACGGACGGGCGAGGTTCAAGTCTCCACCCGTTCCAACATACAACGAACGGGGTGGGGTGGCAAGGTTGGTCGAGTCAGATGGGCTTACGCTAACATAGGAATCGGCAACGCCGAGGTCGGGACGGGGCATATATCCTCCGAATGGTTCAAGAGGCAATATACGCTATTTGTAAAAA